TTTCTAAACCTACCTGTTGTACTGGTAGACATTCTAAGTAGTCTTGAACTCTGTAAAGTTGACCGATTAAAGCTTCAGTTTCCTGTTCTTTAGTATCGTACAATCCCCAATGAGTAATTCGAGAGGTAGCACGTTGGGCTTTATAGTCAGGATTAATATTTTTTCTATTTCCTGACCCGCCTTTACCGTCCCATACTATTATAACTCTTGAAGGATCTAGTATTCGGTTAACATACCCTAAAGACCTTAAAAAACCAATAATCCCGCCGACATGTGCACCATCTGGATTCATAGATTTGATTAGAGAAAAGCTTCTTATGAGCATATTCATCGCATCTATCAATACTATATGGTCGTTTAGCCGACGAGGCGGTTTTTGTTCAAGATTATCTAAAATATTATTGTAATTTGCCATTAATCTAGTAAGTTAGGGCTGATATTTTCTTCTTCTAAATCTCCTTCTTCAATCAAATCAAAATCAACCGAACCTACAAGTTTTAACCAATGGTCTTTATGCTCGTCTTTATATTTGTCAATAGCTCTTTTCTCGTCTGGAATGAAACCGTGTTGGGTCATTACTATTCTACCTCTAGACTGAACACCTGATATATGGTTCTTTTCTACTTGAATATTAGTACGCTTGGCAAATTCCACCTGCATACCGGATTTTATAGCCTTAATCTTAGACGTACCGGGATTGGTTATGTTACCAAAAGTAACTACTAAAGTAGCATCATACCACATAGACATACCTCCTTTGTTCTGTAACTTAGGCTGTCCCATAGGAGATTCAGGTTTCATAGTCCAAACCTTGTTAATAGCCACCATAGTATTAGTATAAGGAGAATTTTCTTTACGAGAGAGAAGAATTTTCTGATTAAGATTATTACCAAACTGAGTAGACATAGCACCTGCGTTCCATTCGTTGTTATTCTTATTAGAACGTACTGAAAGATCACAAGGGACTGAACCGATACTGTCCCAGAAGAAACACATATCGTAAGGTAAGTTACCTTTCGCCTGTTCGTCCATAAGATCAGCCATATACACTGCTACTTCCTCAATGGTATTTAATGTACCTCTATCAGCATACAAGAAATGTCCTTCATAGTCCACAACGTTTCCGTTATCATCTTTTACCTCCTCAAACTTAAGTCCCATTTCTTTAGCATGTTCCCAAGACCATTTCATCTCCGAGATAATGAATACCGGTAATACACCCATTTTTTGAGCATTAACTGCTGCTTCTAATAAAGCTGTTGTTTTACCTGTATCACTATGTCCTCTTAGTAGGGTAATATGTCCTGTAGGAATACCTGGAAGAGAGGTAATGTCCTGAAAAGCTTTAGATAGGGGAATCCATCCCTGTTCTTTAAACTTTACAGAAGCATTAGAAAATCCTTTCTTCTTCTTAAAATTACCTAGATTAAAACTCTTCTTGACTGCCGCAGATGCGGCTGCTTTTACCTCTTTGCTTTGTTTTGCCATTTCTATTCGTTAAATAAGTCATCAAATTTACTAACTGTGTCTTTGTTGCCAGCCGTAGCTGTTTCCAAAGTAAAGTCTGTTTTTTGTTGACCTAAGCTTTCTGGCAGTTTATCCTCTTTAGTAGTGTTCGGAGTATCGTTACTCTCTTCTACTGCATTTGGATCTAAATATGCTTGTAGTTTTTTCTTAATAAACTCGTAATCATACTGGGTATGTACTTCTACCGGGTTTGGTTGAGTCTTTAACCAAGTATCTACTTGATCGTTGTTATCTGATAAAGGAGTTTGTTTTGGTTTGATTCTAACAGTAGTCTCAGGGTAAGGATTCCCTTTCTGCTGTTCTACTACCATATCCCATCCGTTTATTACGTCTGTGAAGTCCCCAATATCTTCATCTTCTGCTAAAGCAAGTAATGCTTTATAAATTGTAACTCCGAATCCCCATAATCGTACTCCTTTATCCTCTTGTCCTCTAACTATTACAGGAGCAAAGATACGAGTTTTAGGTGATATTTTACCTGATAATGACCAATTGTCTTTATCACTAGTTTTCCTCAACTCTTTAACAAATTCCTCAATAGGGTCTTGCTTCCCAAAATTGGAAAGTGCTACCATTGGAAATTTTCCAATTCCGTAGTGGAATTTAAGTTCTTTAAAAGGAAAAGAAGGATCAAAAGCAGATGGTACTATACGTACGGTCTGTTTACCTAATTCTGGTTTCCAAAAGATTTTGGTGTAGTCAGTCTTTTCTCTTTCCTGACCATTTGTGTTTAGCGCATCTAATTTAGCGCGGATTGCATTGATATCCATATAACTGATTTTAAATTATAACTTATTATTAATATAGGAATAAAAAATCAAAGAGCCAACTAAAGCTCAATAATTTTATATAACTTTGTGTTCACTCTTTTAAGTTCTGGACCTTTAGTTAGGAGTACGCAATTGCGGTAATCAGGCCAGTTTATTCTGTAGCTAGTATCTAATGTACCGCCGTTAAGTTCTTTAATTAATGTGTTTAAAGCATTAATGGTATAAAGAGTATTAGTTTCTTTCTTTCTATGTACTAATATAGTGTTATCTATAAAAGCTCCTACATTTCCAAAATCTACATTATAAGTACACATATATTCATCTTGACTTTTAGAATACAGTACGAATATTTTATTATATATGATTTTGTATCTATCTTGAATCGAGGTTAAAACCTCTTCAAGTCCTTCTTCTGTTGAAAAGGTACAAAACAGCTTATTGCTCATATCGTCGCTGGTAAAAATAGGTTCTATGTCGTAGTCGAACCTTGGTGATTTAGTTGTTATTATCATATATAAATAGTTGTGCTGATTTATAACACCAAATTAGTGCTATATTTAAATTTTACCGGGTATTTCCCCTGTTTTTCCATTATTGTTTGTATCTCTGATAAAGTCTGTTTACCGTCTTCCTTACTAAAGTCGAATAAAATCGCATCATAAGTATATAACGTTATAAATGATTTTTTATCTCTTAGATACTTTAGTATATCTTTTAATATAGTGATATTATTTGAAGTCTCCAACGATTGCATCATATAATTCATCAACTTAGCTGGATTCATATCTTGGAGTTTGTTTGTAAATGCTTTTCCTGATTGTGGATTCCAAACATAACCTGCTTCTGTATAACTTTTCCACATAGCATCTATATACTCCTGTACTTCTTTAAATATTTTAAGATTTTTATGCTCTTCTGGTATCTTCCCGTATATAGCATGAAAATTAATCTGTTTTGCTCTATTGTATTCTTCTTCAGATATATCTTGCTTACCGAAATACTGTTTAGCTAACTGTTTATGAGCCGATTCTTTAGTCAACGGGTAATCTAACTGTTCTGCTAATAATCTTAAGTGGTATCCATCGAAGTCAAACTCTACAAAAAAGTCATTTTGTGGTTTAAAGCACTGTCTATGTTCAGGTGTCTTAGGTATTGCAGCAAAGTTAACAGAGTTAAATGTATTTGTAGGCCTGGATGTACTATTATACAGGTTATATTCGGTATACACAGTATTATTTTCTGTATTATAGAGTGGGTTCTTGGGTTTAAATAACTCGTTAAATCCATCATATACTATCCCTACACCGTTCTGTTCTAGTAAGTAAAATACATTTGTAGTCATATTATTATAGAAGTCAAATCCATCCGGTATTGGTAATTCTAGGTGTTGCTCTATTTGATTGAATACATTCTCACATCTCTCGTAGAGTTTAACTATAGGAATTATTCTATTTATGTTGGGATTTTCACTATGAGTTCGGTAATACCAGTCTATAGTTGTATTTGTTACAGAGTATTCTAATCTTTTATAATTACTCATAGAATAAACTAGAGATACATCTATAGCTCTCTGTAGATTAAAGTAATATAGAAGTGTTTTCTTATTTAGTGTATAAAGTGTTTGTGCTTTTTTAAGAATGTTGCAGATACGTTCTTTATCTACATTCAGTCCATCGTCATGAGATATAGGAATGAAGTACCCTTGCTTATCTCCTACTACTCTAATATAAACTCCTACTGTTGAAGTTAATTTAGAATGGTAATAGAAATTTGTACTAACTACATCTACATATAGAGGAGAATTAGTCTGGTTTTCTAACCAGTCGATTTGATCTTTTGATTCTAATATATAAAACACTTGTTTGTAACCTTTATTATAATATACGAAAATATTTCGTATCTACAACTCTTTTCCAGGGGAAGGTATAACAATATCTTTTATTTGTGCTTTATATTCTGTAGATGAAGGAATAAATGTATCTTCTACGTACTCTAAAGGACTTTGTATTAGTGCTTCTATTACCGGAATAGTTTTTTTAATTTCCTGTATAGTCTTACTATTAACAGTTTCTAAACCTTCAAGAAAATATCCATTAACAGTTCTGTCTTTTGCTGGACCTTTTATATACCAGTCAGCTATAGCTAATACAGTACACTTATCCTTATTAATAGCCATATTTTTGAGCTGAGGTTTAGATATCTCTGATGCTTTCCCAGTACATTTATTGTAGTAAAAACATCTCTTAAATACTCCTTTGCTTCTGTCTGCAGTTGTTGGAGGTAACTTCAGAGATTTACTCGTTTCCTCCGAATTTCTGTTGTCTGCGTTTAAGTCCTCTCCTTCGTCTTTATCTTCATCTGGATCGATTGTAAATAGTTTTATAGCATTGCTAAAATTTCCTTTTTCTAAATCTACGCCTATACTACTGAATATTTCTCCAGTAGCTGTTAAAATTACATCAGGATTGCCCGATTTTAAATTTTTTACTACCTTAAGGTAATTCTTATACTTAGTAGAGTTTCCTTCAGGCATTTTAAACGTATCCAACTCTTCAGTAATTTTATCTTTAAGTTCCGATAATTTATCTGCTACATATTGTGATTTTGGTAAATACATTTATAAAACAAGTTTTTTTAAAAAGTTAACTAACTTAGGTGTAGGCAAAGCATCTCTTTTACCTAAATTTGATGAATTATGTGTATAGTATCCTGGTTTATTTTTAGCATAAGAAAAAGTTTTCCCATCAGGAAAGAAGGTATCATAAGTTTTCTTTCCTTCCCATCTGTAGCTAGGTAATCTTGGATTACGTTGTTTTATCCCTTTAAGGAGAGATTCTAAAGCTACTAACTGAGCATCTGTTACTTCTTGATTATAAGATTTACCTCTATACTTTACTGGGCTGCCATTGTGATCTACTAACTTAACAGCTTGTTGTTGATCAGACGCGATGGTGTTTATCCTTCCATCTCTTTTGTACTTTGTAGGGCTCTGAGTAAATCCGATATTCATTAAACTAATTCCTATAGAGTTCCAATTTGCTGCTATTTTTGTTGTGCCACAGCCGCTTTTGCCGCAACCAGCGTGATATGCAAGCGACGTTTCTGGAACTAAATTTTCAACATGTCCAGCTGCATCTATTATGTAGTGGTATGATACACCTTTTTTATTTAATGTGCCCATAGTTCCTGCTCCTTTATCTGATCTCTGTTGCCCTGCTGTCCAGTGAATAAATACTTGAGATTTCTCTATTTGTCTATTTGACCAGCAACTATTTTTTAAAGGAAAGCCTGAGGTTATTGTTTTTCCTTTGATATCAGAAGGATTACCTGGAGAGGAAGTTGTTACTTCTCCTGAGCTACCACCTGAAGTTGGATAACTTGAGTTTGTATTTCGATAAGGGGTAGTTGATGATTTATGTTTTTCGTTAAAAAAAGCTATCTCTTCTGCTGTAGGAGGACGAGTTGAATAGAACTGTGTTTTAACATCCGTAGTCCATTTCCCATCCGAAATATTGTGAGATAGTCCGGTTATGATAAATCCAAAATTTTCTGAGTATTGGAAAGGAAGTATCCCTTCTTCTACTAAAAATGCTTGTCCTATTTTCAATCCTCCTATTCCCATAGTTGTAAACGAAAGTTCTACTGGAATAACACCAGGTGCTGGAAGAGGGTTACTTTCTGATTTGCTCCTTTTTTCAACTACCCATTTTTGGCACCATTCTTTATGGTATCCTTTTAAATTAGCAACAGCTGCTCGGTCATAATCTCCATAGTCAAA